CATCTTGTTGCCACGTTGTACGTATTCATTCTTAGTACTTCTAAACTTTGTCTCAGAGTCAGCTAAGTCTGCTCTAATTACTTCTGTAGGAAGAAGCACGTTGCCATCAGCGTCAGCAGCAACAGTGTAATTGGGTTCCGAGTTAAAGTTCCATCCGCTTGCTTGGACACTTCGAGAAACTTCATTGAGAATTGTCTCAGCAGTCTCGGCATCTACTAAGCCAGATGTTAAACTGTTTACTGGTGCTTCACCAATAGTTGACAGCATGGAGTTTACTGCTTCCAGTTTTGTTGTGGGAGTTGTCATGTTTACCTCAATGAAAAAATAAAGAGAGAAGCACCCCCGAAGGAGTGCTCTCAATTATACTATTAAACAATAGCGATTGCTGATTTGCCACGTAATACGTTGTGACCCATAGCGTACTTAGCTACCATCAATGTACCTTGACGATCAATCTGATACTCAGACTCAACACCTAGATCCAATAACTTAACTGTTGCAGCAGCATCTTTAGTAAAGATAATACCTTTCAAGTTAGGTAATGTTGCATCATAAGCTACGTTACGAGCTTCACCAGAGTTAGATAAGTTTGATAGAGGAGTAGGAGTAGATTGTGAGCCTGTTGGCAAGTGGTTAGACATTAATACTTTAACGCCACCAATTGTAGGAGCTTGTCCTAAAGCAACACTACCGTTACCACCATTATCACGATTCATCGCACTGTTGGTAAGAGTGTTAGACTGTGCGCCAAACAATAAGTAGTAAGCTTCAGGTGTTAACACCAAGAACTTCTCACCAGTTACATCATGCTCGTCAAACTTTTGCAAAGCTTTAAATACAGCGTCTACAATTTGTTGACCAGTTGCAACAGTGCCACCAGTATCAGTATCAATAACACCAGCAGTTTCTTGAACGCCGCCTGTACCTGCATCAGAATCGATTACGTTAAGGTCAGCAAAGTCTGCTGAAGACCAATAACCAGCTAAATCACCACCTGAAGAAGTAGTTGCAGCTTTTAAGATAGTAGAGAAGATGTTTTTATCCGCAGCGTTAGCTAAGGCATTACCCATTTCTTTACTATAAGTAGAACGAACTTCATAGTGATTCATCGCTTCGTCAATTTTAGGAACGAAAGCTGCTGATACTAAAAGATCGTCAACTGTTACAGTTACTTCGCTATGCTCTGCCGAGTCACCAAGAATGGTTTTACCTACTTGGTGATAACCTGCGTCGATAGTACCGATGCTAGGGAACTGTGCTGATTTACCGTTAGAGATTGTGCGAACTCGGTGAAGAGGCATCGCAATGTTTTTCTCTTCAAATGAAGTTAATACTTCACCAGAGAATTGTTTTAGAAATAATGCACGATTAGAACCACTGTAATTGTTTTGTCCTAAACGTGTTGCTGCGTTTGTATCCGTAGCATTTGTGACACTTGACCATACCATAATGTTTTACCTTTTAAGTTAAATGTTTAAATGATTGATTATTCTACTCAGTCACTTAACACTCAATCTGTTCTCTGAGATTGTCCACCGCAGCGGGTCAAAGGTAATAAGTTTTTCGTGTTGTCGTTTCTTTTAGAATTAAAAAACCCTCCGAAGAGGGTAAAGAGACTATTTAATGTTGCTGCGATTAAGTTTATTCGCAACTTGTTGACGGTACGCTGGATCAGATTCGTATCGGGTGTCCCTCATAGCCGCAGTCACTTCTGCCCACGAGCTATAATTACCGCCTGTCGAGGAAGTAGATTGTCCACCAATTAAAGATGGGTCTGATCCTTCTACAGATTGATACTTGCTTCTTAAACCAGTGATAGCCAACTTGACCATCTCAATGTCTCCAGAGTCTACAGATTTATCATAGGCTGCGATTTCAGCTTTGCTGAGGTTGTCGCTTGCCCATTGAGTCATTGCTGTATACTCTTCTTTGCCACCTGCGCTTTCGTAGACGGCACTTTCGTAAGAGCTGTTAAGAGCTTCTTGCCCTTTAATCCAACTCGTTACCAAATCCTTAGAGAACCCTGCTTCTGCTAACGTGTCATACGTAGCATCTGAGAGTCCGCCTTGTTCGTTGTATTCACCTTGTAGAGCGTTAAAATCAACTCCTGCATCTGTTACAGCTTGTTGTACAGTCTCAGCACTAGGGTTTTCACCCTCTGCTTCTTCTGTAGGCGCTTCTACTTCTTCTTGTGTTGCTTCTTCACCTGACCCCATCTTCTGTTCGAGTTGGGCGTATGCTTCAGCCATCTGCTGTGCATCTTTAAACTTATCAGGTAGCCACTCAGGGCGTTGCTCTTGATCAGGATTATTATTCTGTTCAATCTGCTCGCCTTTAGCAATCATTGCGTCTGCGTGTTCTTGATTCTCACCTTGTTCTTGGTGTGTCGATAAATTTTCTGTACTCATAAATAGTCTCTTTAGTTAAATGTTAAGCCATCTCTGTAGTAAACTTCTTGTCTTTCCACATAAAGGTTTTATCACCTCTTTTTCTTGCGGCTTTAAAGGCTTCCCCACGGGTAGCCGGTTCCTTAGCTTTAATAACTTTAGGTCTGCTGATAGCGTCCAGTGCTGCCTCAACCTCTTCCACTGTATGATGTGCTTTATTTCCACCACCGTGGTAGCTCTTACCTTTAAAGTATGTCTTATTATTTCTTTTGGTGTCTTTAGCTACAGGTATACTAGCCCATTCCATCGCTAAATCTAAAAGAGCTGCATCTCTGTCGTCACTCTCTCCGTTTAAATAAGCACCTAGCTTAGGTCTTTTGCCCTTAATTAACCACTCACCAAACTTGTCTTGTACATCTTCAGTAAACTTTGTATTTTCATCAATACCTAAAGACTTAACAGCCATGTTAAAAGTTGTAGGGATCAACTGATAACGACCTATTGCGAATAAACGGTCTTTGTCGTTAGGATCAGTTATAGCCTGTTTAACTTTTATTTCAGCTATGGTCATCTCAGTTAAGGACTTATTATCCCTTTTTGTATTGTGGGTTGACCCTAGTATTTTATTTTTTAGAGTGCCTCTGTTTGAGCTGTTATAATCACCCTCACCTTTTGCAATTAAATCCAGCAACCCTTTATATGGGTTTACCGTAACTTTCTCTACTGCTGCTGGAGGATGTACCTCTGCTGGTGTAGGGGCTGCTACAGGAGTTACTTCTTCCTCTTCTACACCATTCCACTTATTATTAAGAGCAGTGTATTGCTCTTGTGGTGTTGATGTAGCATAGGCAGGATTTGAGGTCATAAGAATCTTAGAGTTAGCCATAAAGTTAGAAGCAGCTTTGGCTTCAAGAACATCTCTAGGGATGTCCGTAGACAACCCCGATCCATGTTTAATTCTCTCTGACTCAATCCAACTTTTGTTAGAGGGTACTTCTGCATCGATGTACTCCATAGGATCTTTGTCAGCTAAATCATTAAAGAATAGTTGCTCCGCTGATGTTGACATTACTCTTCCTCAGGCATCTCTGCCATTGCATCCGCAGCACCTTTCGCCATCGGGCCAATACCCTTCTCAGCCATCTGCATCATCTGCTGTTGCTGTTGGGCTTCTTGAGCGGCTTGCTGTTCCTGTTGTTTCTGTTCAGGTGACTTAACTAAACCTTGTGTATCAATTCCTAATGAAGCACCTAAGCGAGATAGGTAATCACCGATATTTAATTCACTTGCAATAACGTCCTGACCTAAAGGCTGGAGCATTGAAAGGAAGGATTGAAGTTTGTTAAGATCCTGTCCACGACCCAGTGCCTCTAAACCAGTTACGATTTGAGGCTTTAAGGTATCTTTTGGAAACTTGGGCATCTTACCTTCTTTCTGCATCTGTAGCAGGAGGAGGTTAACGAGAGGGACTTGAAATTCTTGTGATAGTACAGAGTAGATACCACCGAGAGCAGTCTCTAATTCCTGTGCCATGAAGCGTACTTCTTCTGCTGTTACTCGTTCAGCATTCCGTTGGACGGAGCTGTTAAGTAAGAAAGCATAAGATAGACGTTCTGTGATTGTGTTCATTGTTTCTTGTGCAACTCTAAAGTCGTTAAACTTATTAGCTTGCAGTGTTGTCACATCGTTAGCATCACCGGAGATGATACCACCGTTAGGTGAGTCTGCAATGTTGCGAATCTTTGTTGTACCGTTAGGTCTAACTAAGAATAGAAGTTTAGCACTTGCTGCGCTGCCTTCTACGATAGCTTGTGTGAGAGCCTCAAGAGATTTTAAATCACCTGCATACTCTTCAACAAAACCTCGTCCATAGTCTTCACCATCTATTGAGATAAAGCGTAAAGCCATCCACGGTAGTTTGTCTTCACGGTATGAACCTTGGGACTTAGGAATAATGATTCCCATAACTTCTTGATGGACTACATACTTAGCACCCTCTCTGCGTACACAAGTAAAAAGATCACATTCTTTTTTGTTTGTATCTGCTTGGTACTCAGGGTTCTCTAGTAATACTTCTCGTATCTCTGGAGGTAAAGCCTCAAACGCAATAGACTCTTTAACAATAATCTTTAAAAGGTTTCCCATAGAGTCACGTTGGACTACAAAGCGATCTAATCGAAATACTTTCATACCACCTTTAGGAGGCATGTGGACTAGAGCGTTACCTGAAACAATCAATTGCTTGAGA